TACTGATACGGTGCGCGCCGTTACTCCGGCCGGTGTTGCTGGATTCACAGGTTCAGCTAACGTTGTTACTGTTGGTACTATCACAACTGGTACTTGGCAAGGTAGTGCAATTAGTACAGCTTATATTTCTAACCTCAGCGGCACTAATACAGGTGATGAACCGGCCGCTAGTGCAACGGTTGCTGGTATTGTAGAATTAGCTACCACAGCTGAAACAACAACAGGCACAGATGCAACACGAGCTGTTACGCCAGATGGTCTGAAAGATGGTTATCAAGGTTCAACAAATGTAACAACCCTCGGTACAATTACAACAGGTACTTGGAATGGTTCTGCGATTAGTACAGCTTATATTTCTAACTTAAGCGGTACAAATACTGGCGATGAACCAGCAGCGAGTGCTACAGTAGCCGGTATTGTTGAGTTAGCAACTACGGCCGAAACAACTACAGGAACAGATACAACAAGAGCGGTAACACCTGATGGATTAAAAGATGGATATCAAGGATCGACTAATGTAACAACACTTGGTACTATCACAACTGGTACTTGGAATGGTAGTGTCATTGCTTCTGCGTACCTTGATTCTGACACTGCCCATCTATCCGGCACACAAACTTTCTCCGGACTTAAAACATTTTCTGCTAACGTAGTTGTTTCAGCCGGTTATCTTTCGGTTGGTAGTGATACTTCAGGTCCTGTTGGATTTTCTGTCAATGATGGCGGTGGTAATGCCAATGTATGGTGGAATGAAAGAGGAAATGCAAAACAAACGGCAGGCTTCAACTCAGCTAGAATTGATGTTAACGTAGATGCATCTAGTGGCGCAACGATGAATCTAGGTGTTGGTTCCGGTGCATCATTGGCAACAAATAGATTATCATTAACAGATGCAGGTGGTACATTCAATGGTGAGTGTGATGCCGATACTTTCCAAGAAGCACTTACAACATCAACTGGCGGATCATATGCCGTAAATTGTACTACAGCTGGTGTACATTGGAGAACATTAAACGCTGCGTGTACTGTATCATTTACAAATACACCAGATAGCAATACATCTAAATCAATAACACTTGTATTCCAACAAGATGCTACTGGTGGTAGAGTAATTACATGGCCAACAACGAATTGGTATTGGGCTGAGAATATTGAACCACCTCAATCTACTGGTGCAAATGATATCGACGTATATAATGTACAAATTATAAATAACGGTGGAACACTCTATTACTATGCTTCTCTCGGCGTAAAGAACGCTAGCTAGAAAATTTAAGATTTTATAAATAAATTAATAAGTTAATGCTTTAATCAAGGAGACCAATAATGGCAACATTAACACATCCAACTTCAACGCGTGACGCCATCACCAATGCGGTGGTTGATTTGATCGACGGCGGTACTGGTACTGCAAACGGTGCACTCGTTTTTCTTACAGCAGGCGATGCTGAAGTAGCTTCACTGAATATGAGCAATCCGGCTTTTGATGCATCAGGTACAACTGGTGGTAACTCTGCCGGTGTAGCTACTGCAGAAGCTATTTTTGCTAACACTAACTGTAATGAAGGTACTGTTACTAAATTCGAAGTACGTGACCGCGACGGAGGCGTTGTCTTTCAGGGTGACGTTACCGATGATGCAGGTACTGGCTCTATTCAGTTGTCTTCTACCAATATTGGTTCAGGCGATACACTGTCAGTAAGCACACTTACTTACACAGCTCCAGCTTAATATAATGTTTTTCTTGGGTAACTACATATTCAGTTACCCACCCGGTAAACTGAAATTTACAAACAGGCTTTCGGGCCTGTTTGTTATGCATGCGAGGTAATCAATGGCTGATCTCGTTCGCAGTATATATGTAGCAGATGATTACGTAGCTGTCGGCTACGTTCAAAAATCTGAAGAAGCTGGTCATGGCTTTGCTGGTATTAGTACTAGTGCTGTTTCTGGTATTGGCGAACGTATCGCTAAAGGAACCGCCGGTGTATTTGGTCAAGGTACCAGTGCTGTTTCTGGTACCGGTGAAGTTCAAAGAGATCTTGTATCTGGATTCGATGGTATCGGTCAAAGCACCGTATCTGGTACTGGCGAAAGACAAATAGATCAAACCTCCGGATCTCTTCCTACTAATACAGGTTCCACTTCCGGAACTGGCGAACGTCAAATTGATCAAACCTCTGGTTCACTGCCTACTAACACAGGATCTACATCTGGTGTTGGTGAACGTCAAATTGATCAGACTTCTGGTTCTTTACCTACAAATACTGGTTCGGCATCTGGTGTTGGCGAGAGACAAATAGATCAAACCTCTGGATCTTTGCCAACAAATACTGGTTCTACAACTGGTATTGGTGAACGACAAATTGATCAAACCTCTGGATCTTTGCCAACAAATACCGGATCAACATCAGGTACCGGCGAAAGAACTGTAGTTCAAACTTCTGGTAACTTACCTACAAATACTGGATCGGTTTCTGGCACGTCTGAAAGAGATATAACTGGTGCTGGATCACTACCTACAAATACCGGATCAACATCAGGTATTGGTGAACGACAAATTGATCAAACCTCTGGATCTTTACCTACTAATACCGGTTCTACTTCTGGTACTGGTGAACGTCAAATTGATCAAACATCCGGATCGCTACCAACGAATACAGGTTCTACAGCTGGTGCCGGCGAGAGAACAATTGTTGGAACTTCTGGAAATCTATTAGCAAATGCTGGATCGGTTTCTGGCACGTCTGAAAGAGATATAACTGGTACTGGATCGCTACCAACGAATACAGGTTCTACAACTGGTACTGGTGAACGTGAAATAGTAGTTGTTTCAGCTATAGGTGGTATCAATTCTTCATCGATTAATGCAATCGGTGAACGAGAAGTTAAATCTACAGATGGCACGGTGACACCATCTACAACATCTGTAGTGTCATCAATTGGCGAAAGAACTGTCACACAATTTTCCGGTGCACTTGCTATACAGACAGCCGGATCAACGTCTGGTACCGGTGAGCGTCAAATAGATCAAACCTCCGGATCTCTCCCTACTAATACAGGTTCTACATCTGGTACCGGCGAGCGGCAAATTGATCAAACCTCGGGTTCGTTGCCTACTAACACAGGATCTACATCTGGTGTCGGTGAAAGACAAATCACAGCAGCGGATAATCTGCCAACAAATACTGGTTCTACTTCTGGTATTGGTGCAAGAACAATTGTTCAAACATCTGGTAATCTTGAATCTAATAATAGTTCACTAAGTGGAACATCAGAAAGAGAAAACACATCTACATCAGGTAATCTTGTTGCCGATAATAATTCTACGACCGGTGTAGGTGAAAGACAGGTTGTTATAACTTCAGGATCTTTGCCAACTAATACTGGATCAACGTCTGGTGTTGGTGAGCGACAAATAACTGCAACCGATAATCTACCAGCCATTACATCATCGACTTCTGGTGTTGGTGAACGTCAGATTGATCAAACCTCCGGATCATTACCAACTAATACTGGTTCTACAGCTGGTACTGGTGAACGTCAAATTGATCAAACATCCGGATCATTACCTGCAAATATTGGCTCAGCGTCAGGTACTGGTGGAAGAGAAGCTGTTTCAACTTCTGGATCTCTACCTACTAACACTGGTTCTACTTCTGGTATTGGTGAGAGAAATATTACGATTGAAGCCGGCTTTGATGGTGTAGGCACATCATCTATATCTAGCACTGGTGAAAGAAATATTACGGGTACTGGCGTACTATCTTCTGATAACGGATCGACATCTGGTATCGGCGAGCGTCAAATTGTCCAGACTTCTGGTTCATTACCAACCAATACGGGATCAACGGCTGGTACTGCTGAAAGACAAATCGATCAAACTTCTGGTTCACTGCCTACCAATAACGGATCAGTTTCTGGTATTGGTGAACGAGTTGCAGAAGGTACAGCTGGAATCTTTGGTATAGGAACAAGTGCTGTATCATCTATTGTTGAAAGAACTGTTGTTGGTACTTCTGGTAACTTAGAATCAAATGTTAGCAGTGCAAATTCAACTGGCGAACGTCAAATAGATCAAACCTCTGGTTCACTACCAACTAATACTGGATCAACGTCTGGTGTTGGTGAAAGAGATGTAACTGGTACTGGTTCTTTACCAACTAATACTGGATCAACATCCGGTGTCGGTGAAAGAAATATTGTAGCTGAAGCGACTGGTGTCGACGGCATCCAAAATGGATCAGCTTCGGGTATTGGTGAAAGAAATATTGTAGCTGAAGCAATTGGCATTGATGGTATTCAAACTGGATCCGTCACAGCAATTGGTGAACGTATAATTGTTGTCATTGCTGGTGTTGATGGTATTCAAACTGGTTCAACTTCAGGTACTGGTGAAGGAAATAGAACAGGATCAGGATCGTTTGTAGCTACAGATGCATCATTGAGTGGTATCGGTGAACGTCAGATTGATCAAACATCCGGATCATTGCCTGCAAATACTGGCTCGACGGCTGGTACCGGTGAACGACAAATTGATCAAACAACTGGATCATTACCAACTAATACTGGTTCTACCTCTGGTGTTGGTATTCGTAAGATTACCCAACCAATTGGGAATATTCTTTTTGCTGCCGATAGTTCGGCATCTGGTGTCGGTGAGAGACAAATAGATGTAACAGATGGTATTGTTCAACCTAATACATCGAGCGCTAGCGGTACAGGTATTAGATCAATTGTACAAACTGCATTTAGTACTGCATCTATTACATCAGACGTAGATGGTACCGTTGAACGGGAAATTGTACAAACCGCAGAGGCGTTACCAACCAATACTGGATCCGTTTCCGGAGAAGGTGGATCGTTTACTTTAATAGGTGTCGTATCTGCAGATCTGCAAGCAACAACCGAAGGATCTACTTCAGGTTCAGGTATAAGAACGGTTGTTTTAGCTGACGGTATAATACAAGAAGATGTATCTGAAGCAAGCGGCAGTGGCGGAAGAGAAGTTAAGCAGACATCTGGTACGATAGCTACAAACGATGCATCAGTGTCAGGTATCGGCGAGCGTGTCGCTGAAGGTACCGCTGGAATATTTGGCCAAGGAACAAGTACTGTATCTGGTACGGGTGAAAGAAATGTAACCGCACTCGGCATCGATGGCATTCAAGAAGGATCTACTTCTGGTTCTGGTGAAAGAACAGCAGTAAGTGTTGATGGATTTGATGGTATTCAATCTTCTGCTTCTAATGGATCGGGTATACGACAAGTTGTTTCTGTCGACGAATTAAATGGTATTGGTGATTCATCAATATCAGGTATTGGTGAAAGATCAACTACATCTAATGGTGATCTACAATCTGACGATGCCAGTGTAAGTGGTATAGCTGAAAGAGAAATTACTGCTACAGGTACAATAACGAGTAATGATGGATCTACATCAGGTACTGGTGAGCGTGAAATAATTGCGACCGGTATAGATGGTATTTTATCTGGCTCGACAGGCGGTGTCGGCGAAAGAAGTTCTAATGTAACAGGCATAAACGGAATTCAGTCTGGTTCAGCTTCGGGTATTGGTGAAAGAGCTGTATTAGTTAATGGTGCACTCACACCAACTACAGTAGCTGTAATATCATCAATCGGTGAAAGAACTATTACACAGTTTAATGGTTTCTTAGCACAACCTACTGGACAAGCTGTATCAGCCACCGGTGAGCGAGAAATCACTCAAACTTCTGGATCTCTACCTACTAATACAGTATCTGTTTCTGGTACAGTAGAACGAGAAATTGTACAAACGGCTGAAGCATTACCAACCAATACTGGTTCGACATCTGGGGTTGGTGAAAGAGAAATAACCGGCACTGATAATCTACCAACCAATACTGGTTCGACATCTGGGGTTGGTGAAAGACAAATTACCGCAATAGATAATCTACCAACTAATACTGGTTCTACTTCTGGTATTGGTAAAAGAACAATTGTTCAAACTTCCGGGTCGTTGCCAACCAATACAGGATCTGTATCTGGTACGTCTGAAAGAGAAATAACCGGCACTGATAATTTACCAACCAACACAGGATCAACGTCTGGTTCTGGTGAAAGAGAAATAAAACTTGTTGATCAGGCATTCCCAGTTCAATATAGTGTTATATCTGGTATAGGTAAACGTTCAATAATTTCTACCGGTGGATCACTGGTTGCTGATAATTCAGAAGTGATTGGTTCTGTAATAAGAACTGTTAAATCATTATCAGCGAACTTCGAAGCTCAATTAGGATCAGTAAGTGGTGCTGGAGATTTAGATCCACTTATAAAAACTGGATCTGGTACATTACAAGCAGGAAATTCTCAAGTCTTAGGTGCTGACGGCGAGAGAGAAATTACTCAAACGGCATATGATCCGCCGGCGCTTACTGCATCTACTTCTGGATTAGGTGCGCGAGTTGACTCACTCGTCACGGCCGGTATATTTGGAATCGGTGTTTCAAGTATTCAGGCAGTTGCAAAAGCAACAGTATTTACACAAATTAGAGTTGATACTGGATTTGAAGACACTATTACAATCACTTCAGAAAAAGATCATGAAATTAGAGTTATTGGATTTGAAGATACTGTTACAATCACTTCAGAAGAAGATCAAGAAATTAGAATTATTTCACAGGCCAGTTAGAATATAAATAAAACAGTCATATTTTATAACGGAGACAAAGATGGCAGTTCCATCATCCAGAGACGATTTTAAAGAATATTGTTTACGTGCTCTCGGAAAACCAGTGATAGAAATTAATGTTGCTGACGAACAGGCTGAAGATCGCATTGATCAAGCTCTTCGTTTTTATTGGGATTATCATTTCGACGGCACAGAAAAAATTTATTTTAAACATGAAGTAGATGCCAATACAATTGCAAATGGTTACATTGATATGCCAGAGAACATTATTGGCGCAGTAAAAATGTTTCCTATTGGCGATCCTAGTACATCATCAGGCGATATCTTTAATATCCGATATCAGATCGCGCTCAACGATTTATATACACTTACTAATGTTGCTCTTGTTGATTATTATATGACCATGGAACACTTATCACTTGTACAAGAGTTATTGGTAGGTAAACCACAGATTAGATATAATCGTCATCGCAATCGATTACATATCGACGAAACAAAACAAGATTTAACCGAAGGCGAGTTTTTGCTTATCGAAGCATACGAGCTCGTTGATCCGTCTGTATACACTGATGTTTGGGCAGATCGATGGTTGCAACACTATACTACACAATTAATCAAAAGACAATGGGGATCTAATCTAATCAAATTTGAAGGTATGCAATTGCCCGGCGGCGTTACATTTAATGGTAGACAATTATATGATGACGCTGAAGGAGAGATTAGAAGACTAGAAGATGAGATGATTAATAATTACAGCTTACCTGTAATGGATATGATTGGCTGAACACTAGCCGTTATAGGCATTATAAAACAAAAATCAGGAAATGTAAATGGCTACTAACGTCTATTTTGACAATTTTACGAATACACCAGAACAAAATCTCATAGAAGATCTTGTTATCGAGTCTATTCGTATCTACGGCCACGATCTATATTATTGTCCTCGTACTGTTAACAATTACGATAATACATATAACGAAGATGCTACATCATCTTATGATAGTTCTTATTATGTAGAGATGTACATAAAGAACGTAGAAGGATTTGAAGGAGAAGGAGATTTCCTTTCTAAATTCAATATTCAAATCAGAGATGAAATTACATTTACGATAGCTAATAAAGTATATAACGAAACAATCGGTGACTTTAATGATACACCACGGCCAAGAGAAGGCGATCTTTTATTCATGCCTCTCACTGAGAAAGTATATGTAATTAAGTTTGTTGAACACGAATCAATATTTTATCAAATGGGTTCATTACAAGTATTTGATTTGCGGTGCGAACTCTTCGAATATAGCGGTGAAACACTAAATACTGGTGTAACTCAAATTGATGATCTACAAGAGAAGTATTCACAATCACCTGATGCAGATGATGGTTTACAAAGAGATGCTAATAACAATGTTATCATAGATGCAAATACAGGTCGGCCTCTCGGCGTTTCAAGTGACTGGAATCCGGATGATCCATTCTCAGATAATGCAGATTTACAGAGTGCTGCAAACTTTATCGATTGGTCTGAACAAGATCCATTTAGCGAAGGTGGTAGATACTAATGTTCGGTAGAACTTATTTCCATGACACGATGAGAAAATATGTCATCTTATTTGGCACGCTGTTCAATGATGTATGGATTAATCGTGAAGATTCAGATGGTAATGTAAAAGATGTAATAAAGGTACCGCTGACATACGGTCCACGCGATAAACATCTGGCTAGAATTCAAGGTATATCAAATGATTACGATCCATTGTCACAAGAATTCGCAATGGTTGTTCCTCGAATGGGATTCGAAATAACTGGATTTACTTATGCGCCTGAAAGAAAATTACCTACGATACAAAAATATACAGTAGAAGACGTAGACGAGAACAATCAGCGTAGATATTATCAATACAATCCAGTACCATACGATATTACATTCAGTCTTGCGTGTTTTGTTAAAAACTCAGTTGATGGTACTAGAATTGTAGAACAAATACTACCATATTTTACTCCAGAATGGACAACTACCGTCCAACTTATTGACGAGCCAGATATTACTGTTGATATACCGCTAGTGTTAAACACAGTTGGATTAGATGAAATATATGAAGGATCTTATGAAGATAGACGTACACAGATCTGGAATTTAGAATTTACGATGAAGTGTATGCTATTCGGTCCAATCTATGATCAAAAAGTTATTAAGCTTGCAAATACACAAATATTTGATGCTACATTATATGATGATATTAGTGATTCATTCGGTGAATTAAATCCTGCATCTAAAATAATCGTTCAGCCAGGTTTGCTAGCAAATAACCAACCGACTATATATACATCATTGAATGTTGTACAAGCTACGGCGGTAGCAACAATATTAGATGGTGAAGTAACTGATATTGTAATTTCTGAAGCTGGCTTAGGTTATAAGGAAGCTACTATTACTATCACCGGCGGCGGTGGCACTGACGCTACAGCAACAGCTACTATAGTGAGTGATAGCGTATCAATAATTAATGTTACAAATGGAGGTTCAGGTTATACATCTACTCCAACAGTAACAATCTCGGCTCCAGATTTAGAATCGTTGTCAGCCAGTGAAATCACCGATGATAATAACTATGGAATAGCTGAAACTACTCAAGCGATATATCCTGAATAATGGATGAGGATGATAAGAAAATGTCTAATGATACAATAAGTGATTCACTCGGTATGAAAACCGTAAAAGAAACAACAATAATTGATGTAGAAAACGATCATCCATTACCAACCACTTATCGGCCATCACTACACGAAAAAGGTGGTGAGATCGATACCGACACGAAATATGTCAGACAAAATCTTTATGATCTTATTGAGAAAGGTCATAGATCGATTGATGAACTATTAAATGTAGCAGATCAATCACAGCATCCTAGAGCATATGAAGTATTAGCCACTATGATTAAGACTATGGGAGATATGAATAAAGATCTTCTTGATATGCATGAGAAAAAACAAAAACTTACAGGCGAAAAGCCAGAAGTTCCAGAAACAGTCAATAACAATTTATATGTAGGCAGTACAAGTGATCTTCTTAAATTATTGAACAAAGATGATGAATGAAATTAAAGATATCGAGGATTATAGATCATACCTCGGTAATATAAATCTAAAGCGCAAAGGAGTAACAATTGAATGGACCGAAGATATGGTCCAAGAATTTGTTAAATGCGCCCGTGATCCAATTTACTTCTCAGAAAAATACATCCAGATCGTGCACGTAGATCACGGTCTTATACCTATTGTATGCTACGATTATCAAAAGGAAATAATTGAAAAAACAACAAATAACAGAAGAGTTTGCGTCGTTACCTCACGTCAGGCGGGTAAAACTACTACTGCTGTATGCCTTATCTTGCACTATATACTCTTTAACGATCACAAGCTTGTTGCTCTTCTTGCTAACAAAGGAGATGCAGCAAGAGAAATACTTGATAGAATCAAAACAGCATATGAAGCACTTCCAAAATGGCTTCAACAAGGCGTTATCGAATGGAACAAAGGATCAGTAGAGTTCGAAAATGGATCAAAAATTATCGCTGCAGCAACATCAAGTTCTGCTATTCGTGGTAAATCTGTATCTTTTCTATACATTGATGAAACTGCATTCGTGGAAAATTGGGACGAGTTCTTCGCGTCGGTCTTTCCTACTATTTCATCTGGTACATCGACTAAGATACTTCTTACCTCAACTCCTAATGGCTTGAATCACTTCTATAAAACATGTGAAGGAGCAAAAGCAGGAAAGAATGGTTATGAATTCGTTCAGGTTATGTGGACAGATGTTCCGGGCCGCGACGAAAAATGGAAAGAAGAAACACTCGCTGCAATGGACTTCGATACAGAGAAGTTTGCACAGGAAATGGAATGTGAATTTCTTGGATCATCTGGTACTCTTATTGCTGGCTGGAAGCTTAAACAGCTTGTATATAAAGAAGCAATAAAAGAGGTTGGTGGTATTACTGTATATGAACAGCCAAAACCAGAAGGTAATTATGTTATTGTTGTTGATGTGAGTCGAGGTAAGGGTCTCGATTATTCGGCATTTCAAGTTATAGATATATCACAAATGCCGTATGTACAAGTAGGTATGTATAGAAATAATATGATAACACCAATAGATTATGCATCAGCAGTTCATGCAGCTGCAAAATATTATAACGAAGCCAACATTCTTGTTGAAGTCAATGATATTGGTGAACAAGTGGCATCTATATTATTTGAAGAATATGAATATGAAAATATGTTGCTTACCGAAAATAATGGCCGAGAAGGAAAAAGACTTTTGTCTGGTGTTGCAGGATTTTCAGGTAAAGCAGATAAAGGTATAAGGACAACCAAATCAGTTAAATCTATTGGCTGTTCAATGATAAAACTACTGGTTGAACAAAATCAATTGATTGTAAACGATTTCGAAACAATTAGAGAATTTTCTACGTTCAGTCAAAAAGGTACATCTTACGAAGCCGAGCAAGGCAATCATGACGATTTAGTTATGTGTCTGGTTCTATTCGGATGGTTATCAAATCAAAGATTTTTCAAAGAATTGACAGATATAAATACCGTTATAAATTTGAGAGAGATGAACGAAGAACAAGCATTTAGTGAGCTAATTCCGTTCGGGATAATTGATGACGGCCACGATACACATGAAGAGAAACCATTGATGGCAGTCTCCGATGATAAGTGGTTATTTTAAAAATGCATGAAATTATAAATAAAATCTAGTATATGTATTAACTCATAGGGAGAACAAATATGCCTTTTCAATTAAGCCCGGGCGTTAATGTATCAGAAATCGACCTAACTACAATTGTCCCAGCAGTCGCAACCACAGACGCAGCTGCAGCTGGTGTTTTCCAGTGGGGCCCAGTAGGTAAAGCCACATTAGTTGTTTCTGAAGACGAGCTCGTAAAAGAATATGGTAAGCCAAATAGCGATAACTTTGAGACATGGTTCTCAGCTTCAAACTTTTTGGCATATTCTAACAGATTATATGTATCAAGAGCAGGTTACACCGAAGGAACAGATGTTGTATTAGCACCGTATGTTTATGACGGTGGTAACTATCTTGTAATTACTGGTAATACTGCAACAGGTGTGCAGACTGGATTCGATGCAGTTGAATCTTCAGTTATTCCAGCAGATACATCAGTCACTGCAGTGTCCACGGCTCAAGTTGACGTATCAGTTGGATTTGCAACTGACGTTGATACAGGCAATAATACTATTGATGTTGCACTTGGTACCGACCTTGTAGAAGGCGAAAGAGTTCAACTTATTCGAGATGGCGGAACTGGTACATTGCCATCACCATTCGCTGAAGGTACGGATTACTACGTTTTCAATGTAACTGCTAACGCTTTCCAACTTTCTACTGATCAATTTGGCGGTACTGCTGTCACAATCGGTGATACTGGTGATACTGATTTTGTGGTCCGTCGATCTGGTGATACTCGAATCACTTTAAATAATAATGTAAACGGCCCAGGCGGTGATAATGGCATTGTTTCTGTTGAAATCTACGACGAGGATTTTACATTCAATGCTATTGCAAATACTGCGGCTCTCGGCACAGACTCTACACTCGCTAATCATATCGTAAAGAATGATGATGCATATGACGATGCGTCTCAAAACTTTGATTCGGCCGTGCAATATGTTGCTAAGTACCCAGGCGCCCTCGGAAATTCATTGCAAATTTCTGTATGCGATAGCGCTGCAGCTTTCGAAAGCGAAATTACTATTCCATCTACACAAGCCGCAAACGCTTCAGTCGCCGTTGCAACTACTTTGACACTTAATGTAGGCGAAAGAATTGCTACTCTTACTACTGACTCTGGTCAGAACGAAGATTTAGATGCAGTCACAGATGATTTTGCAGTCGGCGATCTTCTAAAGTTTGGTAACTCATCTGTCGGTTTCCAGTGGCTTGAAGTTGAAGCTATCGGCGCCGGTGACGGTACATCAAAGACAATTACATTCACTGATAATCTTGCTATTTCAGAAAATATAGATCTGGAAAGTGGTGATACATTCGATAGATTCTGGAAGTACTATGATCTAGTACAAAAAGCACCGGGTCAATCACAGTTTGTAGCTGAGCAAGGTAATACTTCAGCGAATGATGAAATGCATATTGTAGTAATTGACGAAGATGGTAAGATTTCTGGTGTTCCTAACACCGTTTTGGAAGTTTTCCAAGAAGTGTCAAGAGCAACCGACGCAAAAGGAATCGATGGAGAAATTATTTATTATAAAGAAGTACTTAATCAGTCATCACGATATGTTTGGGCTGGTAGTGATCGATCAGGTTCAGCTACAACAACAGCTGCATTGATATCAACTTCAACTGCTACTACACCAGAAACCTTGAGCTTCGGTTCAGGTACTGATGTAAATGGTGGTGAGGGTGCTTGTACTCTTGGACAGATTCTTCGATCATACGACGTATTTAGATCTTCTGAAGACTATGATATCTCGTTGGTTGTTAGTGGCAAAGCCCGCGGCGGAGCAAACGGAACACAGATTGCAAACTACATCATCGATAATATCTGTGAGCGTAGAAAAGATTGTGTATCATTCGTTTCTCCTGCTAAACAGGATGTTGTCAATAACTTCAGCGATATTTCAGAAGATGTTATTGCATTCCGTAATTCGATGAGATCAACATCATATGCTGTCATGGATTCTGGTTACAAGTATCAATATGACAAGTTCAATGATGTGTATCGATGGATTCCATTGAATGGTGATATCGCCGGTCTCTGTGCGCGCACAGACGATCTTAGAGATGCATGGTGGTCACCAGCAGGATTTAATCGAGGCAACATTAAGAATGTTATTAAGCTTTCTTGGAATCCTAAGAAGGGAGAGCGAGACGTTCTGTATGCAAATGGAATTAACCCAGTAGTTAATTTCCCGGGTCAAGGCATTGTCCTCTTCGGTGATAAGACTCTGCTTTCTAAGCCGTCTGCCTTCGATCGAATTAATGTACGAAGATTGTTCATTGTTTTGGAAAAAGCTATCGCGGCTGCTTCTCAATCGACACTGTTTGAATTCAACGATGAATTTACTAGATCTACATTCGTAAATCTTGTAACACCATTCTTGAGAGATGTACAGGCTCGAAGAGGCATTACAGATTTCGCAGTTGTTTGTGACGAAACAAATAATACGGGTGAAGTTATCGATCGCAACGAGTTTGTTGGCGACATTTATGTCAAACCAGCAAGAGCGATCAACTTTATTCAGTTGAATTTCGTCGCGGTAAGATCTGGCGTAGAATTCTCCGAAGTTGTTGGGAATTTCTAATAAATAGACAAAATAATAAAATAGGAGAAATCTAATGCCATTTAATATAGATACTTTTCGCAGAAATGCTCTTAGTCAGGGTGGGTATCGTCCCGCCCTCTTTGAAGTTCAAGTAGAGCGACTAGGTGAAGAGTTTAATTGGCTTTGCATGTCATCACAGGTACCAGCATATACTACTGGAATTATTGAGGTACCATATTTTGGTCGTAAGATCAAGGTCGCTGGTGATCGAACATATGCAGAGTGGACAACCACGGTAATGATTGAAGAAGATTTTAGTCAGCGCCGAGTACTCGAGCAATGGGCGAAAGATATTAATGATGAAGTTACAAATGAGCGTGCATATTCCAGCCCAGAAAATTATAAAGCTACAGGCACTGTAACACTTTATAAGAAGCAAGGTAACAAAGCTCAAACGTATTCACTAAATGGTTGTTGGCCAGTAGATATCGGTACGATTGAATTGGATTGGAATACAACTGATACAATCGGTACTTATACAGTTACTTGGGCATTCGACTACTTTGGCCCTGGTACGCCCGAGTAAAATTAAACTTTAAATCTAGCTAGATCTGAAGGGATTATAAATAACTTTATAGTCCCTTTTTTCTATTTGGAGCAGTGATGGAACTTTTTGGCTTTAGTATAAATCGAAAGAAAGAAGAAAAACAGCAAGAAAAGCTGGTTTCTTTCGTACCTCCTACAAACGATGATGGAGCAATGACCGTCACATCTGGCGGCATTTACGGCACATACGTAGATCTCGATGGTTCAGTTCGAACGGAAGCTGAGCTGGTCAACAAGTATCGTGCAACCTCGATGGATCCTGTTATTGACCTTGCCATTCAAGATATTTGTAACGAAGCAATTGTAGAAGATTCAGACGAAGATACAGTTTCTGTAGTTCTCGATAATATTGATCAACCTGATTCTATTAAGAAAGCAATTCAAGAAGAATTTACAAACATATTAGGTTTGTTAGAATTTAATAGAATGAGTTATGAAATATTTAAGAGATGGTATATCGACGGTCGACTGTATTATCACGCAGTGGTAGATGAGAAAAAACCACAGAATGGTATTGTTGAAATGCGATATATTGATCCACGCAATATCAAAAAGATCAGAGAAATTAAGAAAGAAAAAGATCCAAAGACTGGAGCTACAATAGAAAAAATTGTAAACGAATATTACATGTACAGCCCCATGGGTTTTCTTAAAAAGTCTAATACAGTTACTGGTAGTATTACGAATGCGTATGGTGGTGGTTCTGGTGCTGCTGATGCGCAAGGAGTAAAGATAGCTAGGGATTCTATTGTATACTGCACGAGTGGCTATCAAAACATTGACAACAAACTTATTCTGTCTTATTTACAAAAAGCCATCCGGCCGCTCAATCAACTTCGATCCATGGAAGATTCGTTGGTTATCTATCGTATCTCGCGAGCACCAGAGCGTAGAATATTCTATGTCGATGTAGGCGGTTTGCCAAAAGCAAAAGCAGAACAATATCTCTCTGATATCATGACAAAGTTTAAAAATAAAGTAGTGTATGATTCTGCTACTGGTGAAATTAGAGACGATCGAAAGTTTATGACAATGCTTGAAGATTTCTGGCTACCACGACGTGAAGGTGGTAAAGGCACAGAGATTACAACATTGCCCGGCGGCCAAAATCTTGGTGAGATTGAAGACGTAGTATATTTCCAGAATAAATTATATCAAGCATTGAATGTACCTATCTCACGACTTAATCCTGAATCCACATATACACTTGGTAGAGCTACAGAAATTTCTCGTGAAGAAGTAAAGTTTTCGAAGTTTATTACAAGATTACGTAATAAATTCTCCGAACTATTCTTAAAAATGATGGAGCGCCAACTTATTCTAAAGCAGATTTGTACTGTTGAAGAATGGAAAGAATGGCGAGATAAAATTGATTTTAAATTTGCCGTTGATAACTATTACGATGAATTAAAGAATATGGAAATGAATCGTGATAGACTTGGTTTATTGCGTGACATGGATGAATATATTGGTAAATATTATTCACATGAATATATACGTCGTTGGATTCTACAACAATCTGAAGAGAATATTGAAGAGATTGATAAGCAAATAGTAGAAGAGCAAAAGAATCCACAATATAATCCGGATTTTGAAGAACCTGAACAAGAAGAACCTGAACAAGAAGAAGCACCTCCGCCGGCCGCCGAACCACAAGCTGTAAATATTAATGTAACAACAGATGGGAAAAAGGCCGAAGCAAAGAAAGAGGAGTTCGATCAGTTACAAAACAATCTAATTGAAAGCATGACACGATATTTGAATGATGAATAAAATAGATCCGATTGTTACTTCATTCGCTGTTGCTGCTGCAAAGAAAGAAGCGAAGAAAGTAGAAGATAAATTATTTAATGTCTTTGAAGATCTACAAAGTCTTCAAGGTCCTATGGGTTATGAAGGACCAAAAGGTCCGATAGGAGAACAAGGACCGATCGGCCCGCAAGGTATGATAGGTCCTCGTGGTGAGAAAGGAGAAAAAGGTGAGCAAGGCGAGAAAGGTGACAAGGGCGAGCAGGGTGAACAAGGCATCCAAGGCATCCAAGGAGACACCGGCGAGAAGGGCGAGACAGGCCTACGTGGCGAAAAAGGAGACACCGGAGAAGTTGGGCCTATGGGACCGACTGGTGAAATGGGTCCACAAGGTGAACGGGGAGAGCAAGGCCTTCGAGGAGCTGATGGGGAGAGTGGTCCTCAGGGAGAGCGAGGCGAAACTGGAGCCAAAGGTGATGTCGGACCAGCAGGACCTCAAGGAGAAAAAGGCGATAAAGGCGATCAGGGAGAGAAAGGTGAGAAAGGTGACACCGGTGAAGCAGGCCAGTCGGTCGACAAAAAAGAAATAGAAGAACAAATTAATTCTCTCTTCGAGGATGCTAAAACATATCTCGACTCACAACAAAAACAATTACAAGAAAGTTTAGACGCTACACAGTTACAAGATCTTACCGAGTTTAAATCTAAACTAACAAAAGAAGTATCAGATACTATTGAAAAACATAAGAAGTTTATTGATAGTCAAATATCTTCTAAGTGGGCATCATCTGCTGGTGGTGGTTCGGTAAATATATTACAGATGGATGATGTTAAATTCGAGAAACGCCATGAAGTCGAAGGCGATGCTATTTTGATCTTCGATGCTACGACACAAAAGTTTCAATCTGAATCATTCAACGATATCATAGAAAGGTTACAGGTAGGCATGGAAAAACAATACGATAGACTCGTTGATACCGATGGCAATTTTATATACATTGGTGAAGCAGACCCGGGTACAGCACGTGATGCAGCTGGCTGGCGAATTAAGCGTGTCTATGAATTAGCCGGTGATGATGTAGAAATTATATGGGCAAATAATACTGCCAATACTGAACTGATCTGGGATGATCGAGCAACGTACGAGTATAACTAATGGCATTACCTACTCTCACAAATGCACCAACGCTTATCGATGCTGCTGATGCAACCACTAACTGGACCGGCTCATCTCTTACCGCAGGCGGCGCAGGTGATATTACTATCGATGGTAATGGTTCTATTGCGGCTATTTGTCGTGCTAACAACTCTGAATTAGCTACAAGTGGATGGACAGGTTTTACTGCATCAACAGCAGGACATTTACGAGGATGGTTTCAGTTCTTCTCTCTTGGTAACCTAGATTATTTTGATTTAGGATTAAATAGCGCAGCTGCTACATTTCAGTTATTCTCTGGTCCTGTTGCACAATATACTGGTGGATTAACACTGAAAGATACAACATTCGGTGGTTGGTTCTACGTACTTATTGATTTATCAGGAACACCAGACACAGGTACAATCCCAACAACAATCACTTCGATTGAATATATTTTTAGAAGAGATTCACAGCCTCGAAACGCTCTTAATACCTTTGCTGATGCATTACATTACGGAGATGGATATACTGTAACAGGTGGAACATCAGCCGATCCAGTTACTTTTCTTACTATTGCAGAACAAGATATTACAGACGGTGCATACGGCATCGTACAAACTGTAAAAGATACTGTTTACTGTTTTGGTGCAGTCACAATTGGAAATGGGGCAACAGCAACATACCTTGAAGTAAAAACGACTGCGATTCTTTTTGATACACAAAGATTAGCTGCAGCTGATCTTTATAATATCACCGCAACCGGTTCAGGTTGTACTTTTGATATGCAAAATTCACTGATTCGCGGAAACTCAGGTGATATTGGTTCAGAAACTTTTGCATTTGATGTACAGAATGTCGGCACACTTATTTTCGATACAAATACATTAGTACGAGCCAGTCCAGTTACATTTGGTTCTGGACAAACTGCCAATTCATCTACATTTGATGTGTGCGGTACTGTTACTACAAACGGTGCTACTATAAATAGAAGCGCATTCATTGAAACAATTGCAACCCACGCAATTGCTGCAACATCAACAACTGCAAATAATATTAATGCTTGTACATTTACTGGTGATAATACGAGTCATGCAGTACAATTAACAGATACTATCAATACCGACACAACTATTCGTTGGAATAGTACATATGATGAGACAACATACGCGAATACAAATGCAACTGGAATTGGTTCAGCTGGTGACTCAGAAGTATTACTTGTAAATGTAAATACTGGATCCACATTAACGATTAGTGTAGAAGATGGTGTTGCATCACCAACATATCGAAATGAAGGTGGTGGTACAGTATTAGTACAGACACTTGTCAATTTTGATATTTCTAATATTGAAGCCGGTACGGAAATAAGATTATATAAACAGACTGCTCCAGCAACTTTAGGTTTAGGTGGTTGTGAAGATGTTTCAAACACATCATCATATGATACTGGATTTAGTCAAATCGGTGGCCCAGGTGTTAATAGTGATCCTAAATATAGTATTCGTTATCAATATAATTTTGCAGATTTTGGTTCTAACACACCCATATGGGTGGTAGTACAGGGTTTAGGGTTTCAATATTTAAGATTGGCATCTACATTGACAGCTAGTGATAGTTCATTGCAAATAAATCAAGTAATTGATAGAAATTATAGTAATCCATAAACTTGTTTTTTCATAAATAATAAAAATAATAACTCCAACAGAGGAAAAAATCGATGACAGTCCCAATTACAACACCGATTACTGATCTGGACGACATCAATAGCAACTGGGATAATACAGCCTTTGCTAATGGTATCTTCGAATCAGATGAAGTTTATATTGATGCTGACAACAAATCATTTTATTTTAAAAACGGCGGCAACTTTGCAAGTGCTGGTTCGGGTGTGACAGGTCAGGCTCTTTATTCATTCTTTAAAGATCGTTGGAAAAACGATCAATACTTGCCACAGTATGAATTTCCAATGCTTTCAATTACGAACGAACAGTTCGAATTTATTAATGGTTGGAAGATTGACGATACACAAACCGTAGCTCAATCAGGCGGATTTAACGCTACATCACGAAAAATGATTCGAACCGCTGGTTGGTCAGAGGTAGAAGTAGATGGTACGGTTTCTCGACGCTACTTTGGTTTCGTATCTCTAGGTGAGCTCGGTACAACTGATCAGCTTTATTTCGTACAGGATGATAGTTTCGAAGCTACTCCTGCTGATACAGCTTATACTGATGCTGTTAACGAAGCTATTCAGTTCTATGGTAATATTGATACTGCGGCCGGTGGTGATACAGCAGCCGATGACTTCGTTGGTGAAGCTCTCGTGACTGGTATTACTGGTGCTTCTATCGTTGTATCGACAAAAACTGTAACATCTTCATCTCACGGTCTAGTCGCTGGTGATGTAATTAAAGTATCATCTGCAACTGATGCAGATATTGATGGATTCTACATCATCGATTCAGCTGATACAAATACATTTGTCATTCGCGATGCTCTACCTTCTGGTGCATCTGATGTATCTGACCTTGTAGTCGATCAAGTTGGTTTCGATCGATCAACATACTATAAAGCATTCGTAAGAACGCGTGGAAAGACATACGCTGACGCTGACTTGGCTGACATCGGTGTTACCTCAGGTACAACTTATATTGTGTATCGTTTCCCAATTACAAATTCCGACGATTTGAACATTAATACTACAGATGATGCAGCATTCACGGGTGCTTCTATCTCAAGTATTACTGGTGATGGTACAACTGCAACGTTGACCGCATCTGCTGCTCATGGTCTCTATGTTGGAGCTCCAATTACTATTGCCGGTGGTACAAGTTACAATGGTAATCATGTAGTTATAGCAATTTCAGGCACAACTGACGCAGAAGAAGTATTGACATTTGCTTCTACTACGACGACGTCTGATGGTGCTGGCGGTACTGTTGCACTTCGTTATACCGATACAATGGATGTAACATATCTTCCAAATCCAGATAGCAACAGCGGTGATGTAGTTATTAAAGGCGATTGGGTAACTGGAACTACATTCGATCTCGGTGATGTTGTATTTGACGTTGGTAACTCATCAGGAGCTGCAGATGGTGCACGTTGGTACTATCTCGATGCTACTACAGGTGACTCAACCGGTGCTAACCTTGCTGCTGATACTAACAACACTTGGGTAGAATGGACTCCGGGCCAGCGAGACATTGAAGAGAATGGAACATATTCAGCATACTCGGTCGTTTACGATTTGAATAATGGTGGAACTACACCGGGCGCAACGAAAGAAGTTGCATACGAATATGCTCAGTATCTACTCCGTCTAACAACTGATATCAACGCCGGTGCCAACACAAACCGACGTGGTGATATTGCAGATCCACTGGTGTTCTTCGTAGGTTCAACACTTAATACTTACTCAGATACATCTATTCCATCTGCTGTTGTACTTGATGATATTGCTGATTCTGACGTTAACAACGTTCAGTATAACGAAGCAACTGCTGTTACTGGCCGAACTAACCGTATCCACCTTGCTCCTACCGTTGTACAGGTAACTATTAACTTCAATAACAACCTGTTCAATGACACTGATGCAATTTTCTACGCATATTACACAACTGGTACAGATACTGGTTCAGGTACACGTGACTTCGGTTCACCAAGAGCTCTTGAACTTCAAAAAGTATCTGGTGGTATTGCAAACACAGTAGGTTCAGATGTTAATAACAATGTACCAGATAACGGTACGTACTCGTTTAACTATGCTTATACTGCTGATGATACAAACGGCAGAACAACTGGTGACAACGCTGCTGATGTTAACATCACAATTGTGGCACTAGGTTTGAATACTGGTCAATATGTAACAACAGCTGGTGACATCACAGCTACTGGTGCAACGTTCTCGTTAGTTGCTCCATTAGAGCGAAACTACACTAACCCAGCATAATAAATAGATATGAGCGGGGGAGCACAGCTCCCCTTTTTTGATAAGAGGTAAATTATGACAGATAAAGAAATGAAACAAAAACTAGATGAGAGCGTAGACTACTTCGAAGACTTCATCAATAAAGTCCTTCCAAAAAATATCGAAGGTGTTCAGCCAATGGATGTGATGAAACACTATAATGTTCTTCGGTCAGAATTAGCAAAACTATACGTAGATCTAGACTAATAGGAATCACACATGGCAGGCGAAAAGCGATATACACGAATACCACCGGAGAGCACTGGCGACCGTGTGTACATGATACACACTGCCGAGATTGAATTCGAAAACGGCGGCAATAACATAGGTCATACTTGGCAAATTGGTGCCATGTATATGATCGCTAGTTTCGGTATGATTCATATTCACGGTGTATTCGACCGCGGTGATGGTACAGGTATTCTTGCAGTACATTATAATAAAACTGACAAATTTGAGAACAATGAACCTACTGCAGGTTCAGAAATCAGTATCGATGGAACGCCAGTTGGTGATGTTGTTACTGCATACGATGTATACATTCCGGCTCAAAATATCATGGGTTATGATAACCCAGAGTACGGATTAGATATTGATCCATACGGTTCAGCACAAATTACATTTGATGAAGGTAAACCTCAGTTAGATGCATTTGGTAAGTTACGTGTCACAGGTGCAACCCATCTGGGCGAATATGTGTATGCAACCAAAGACGAACTGTATGAAAATTTTGCTGTCACATATCTAAATAAAGGTATGAGAAGTGTTCGAACTGCGGATATTGAATATAGTAGTACTGCAAAATACATTTCTCCAAGAGTAAAAACACAACAAGATTTTGCTGCGGCAACAAGTAAGACATATCACCACTATATTCCCGGCTCTTCGCATTTGTTTATGGGTACAGCGTTATTCAGTAACACAGGCAAATTAAGTGCAGGCGCTCAACCAAACAGTGGCTGTGAAAGAAACTTTGGGATGTTTGATGCTGATAACGGATTTATGTTCCGTGTTGGTCCTACTGGTGTTTTGTATTTGGTAAGACGTTCAAAGATAACCGGAAGTAAAGTTGATTATGTATTAGCATCGTCAGATACAAATGACGGATTTGATAATTTTAACGGCGACCAAGTAAATGGTTCAAGAGGCGCTGCAAACAAGAGCCAGATGGATTTAGATTTGTCAAAGGACAATATCTATTGGCTTGATGTGCAATGGCACGGCGCCGGACGTATTCGCTTTGGTACATTTAGTAATGGTCAACGTGTGATAATGCATGAATATTATCACGGCAATAGATATGACGAACCAATGAGTGCAACAGCATCTCTTCCAGTTTGTCACGCGAACTATTACTATAATGATACCGAAATGCAAGCTCACGCGGTATATGGTGACGGAACAGGTACAGGCGGTGCTTTTGGTCCACTCCCCGCTGACTTAGTGAGATTAGGTTTAACCACTTCAAGAACAGCAGATAGCAATTACGTTTACAGCCGACATTGGAGTGGTTCAGTTTGGACTGAAACAGACATTGATCTACAGTCACTCGGCCGTCCAAAAACATATACCACAGGCCACTTACAGGTAAATGGTGCTGGGTTTAGTCAGCTGTTTACTATAGCACCGGCGCCACTTTTAGCATCAGGCGATACTGATCACAGTATTTTTGTTCCAACTAAAATCACAGCATTTGCATATGACAATGCAGTAAATACGGCAAATACCGCTGGATTAGAACGTAATTCAATTGTTCACTACCGTGTAGGTAAAAACTGCGTGCACAGTGGACATGACTTTGAGACTATTCCTGGCACAAACTTCCAAGTTTCCACTGCTGGTATAAGTTTTGAAGATACAAATAAAGCAGGCAATACAAAAGAAATTATATTCGAAGATATGTTTAATGGTGGCTTTACTGATATTCTTACAGACCGTTTTATCAATCTCCAGAATGGATCGTTTAAAAATGATCCAGATGATGGTGGTGTAGCAGAACAGGTAGTAACAGATATCACTCAAAACGAAGCAACTGCTGGTATTGGTGCTGCGGTCGATGCTGTAGGTAGTAGCACCACATTATTGTTAGATGACCAAACAGTTACAACGACTACATCAGGAACAACTGCAATATATTCTACTACTATTGAAGTTGCTGATGCTACAGGATTTGTAAGAGGCGGAACAATTGTAATTAATGACAGTGCAACATCGCCTCCTGTAGTTACAGATTACACTGCTGATGGTACTACAGTCATTGATATATCTGGCACAACAATCACTTTAAGTAAGAATATTCAAAATACAGCAATTCCATCGGGCGTTACTGTTACACACATTCCACTTATTGAAGGTGCATCAATTACTGGTACTAATATTGCGACTGATACAGTAATTAGAAGTGTCGATAGCGGAACACAGGTTACACTGAGTCAAGCAACAACAGGTACATTCGCTGGCACTGAAACATTCACAATGACACGACCTCCAGTAGTTACTATTGATCCTGCTGATGCAAATAGCAGACCTCAAACAAGTGATCGTTGGGAGTTAAGAGAGCCATTTACTGCTACATTCCCGTTGAATGTAAATGCTGCTGATGGTGCATTATATTGTCATGGTGTAACAGGTACTGGAACGAATCCATTCCCTCGCACTTGCTTTATCAAGATCATCAGTCTCACAAAGGCGTATCTATATGCAGATCGTGAACTCACTCAACCTGTAGATACGAGCGCGTTTACATATACAAGTGGTGGTGTTATTCATGGATTTGCTGGACCTCAAACTACGTTTACTTTCTTTGCTCACGAGCAAATTAAAAATTTGCAAGATCCACGAGTCATGTTTACAATTACTTGGAAAGAGATTGTTCAGTAATGCCTTCTATCATTTTCAACTATGGTAATTGGTGGAATTGGGAGGACTATCCTAATCAGAAGGCCGTATTTGATGGACCGAACAAGATCATATATATTTCTGAGGGCGTAACAGAATTAGATGTACAAGAAGATTTATATTCTGCGTGGAAAGAATGGAAAATAAATTCTCAGGAAGCGCCGGGCAGTCGTGGCGCCACAGCTTATTTGAGAGCTTTTACTGCTATCGGCGGTGACCCGATTTCAGGTGATCAAAATGTTGGTATCACATACTTTCTCGAGAATGGATGGAGAATTCAGCCGTTCGCTAGTAAAAATCCATACGTACTAACAGTAAATGGAAATCTGTATACACGAGAAACTGGAGAAAATCCGTTTAAATTTGCCGAAGGCGTATCAGTATCATTGACTAGATCTAATATCGTAGATATAATTAGAGTCGAGGCACTTGGAGTAAATATAACAGAACAGGACATCGCCGCGATTGCTGATCAAGTATGGGATGAAGCTCTTACTGATCATACGTCAGACGGCACAACTGGTAAGAAACTTGGTAAGATTGCGACAAAAGTGCAGGATATCGCATTAAGATAAATAGTATGAAAGGAGAATATTATGACTGATATTACAGATTTTATTAGTGCAGCGATTGAAGAAAAACCAGTAGCGGCGCAGAAAGCATTTGCAGCTGCAATGGAACCAAAAATTCAAGCTGCTCTAGAAACACAATACGATGCAGTGGCTCAATCGGTTTTTAATCCACAAATGGAAACCGAGGAACCTGAAGAAGTTGAGCTAGCTGCAGATGCAGATGAAGTTGTCGACGAGATAGTAGAACCTGTCGATGTTGAACCAGAATTAGAACTAGAAACGGAAGAACCTAACGATGGCTAATAAAGTAGTTAAAGACATTTTAGAAAAAATGAAGAAAGTCGAAGGTGGATACTTGGATCAGCCTGAAAAAGGTGGCGACGAGCAAAACTTTATTGATAAGCACGTCGACAATGTTCAAGTTACTGACGGCCCAGGTGTAGAAAAAGAAAAAGGACATCCACATAACGCTGGTGAAAAGCAAACTATGGCTCCTCGTAAGAAGCATCGCAAAGGCTATGAGCCAAAAGAAGATGCTGAAGTTTATGAGACTGTAAACTTTGATGATGATCTCCAGTCAATTATGGAAAATATGTCTCTCGAAGAATCTACTGATTTCTTATTTGAATTAATTGATGAAGCTGTAGCTGAATTCATTGATGAAGAAGCAACCGATGAAGAAGCGGAAATGATCCGTGAGATGTTTGAATCAGAAGAAGGTTGTGCAGAATTTCTTGAGTTGATGTTCGAAGAAAAATGCAAAGAGTGCGGTTGTGAAGAGTGTGAATGTGAAGGTGATGACGAAGTTATCGACGATTCACCAAAACTCAAGAAAGAAAAAGGTGCTAAGAAATCTGAAACAATGGCAACTAACGAAGAAATCGAACGACATGCCGATGTTAAAATGGTTAAAGTAAAAACGCCAGAAGGTAAAGTTGTTTTTCGTAAGCAACGTGCAGAAACAGAAGTAAGTAAGAAGACTGACTAATGACAGGTCGTTATTATCTAGAAGATAGCGAAATTAATATTGCTAGAGGATTAGTGCATAATGCCTCTGTTCGCAATATTTTTGGCACTTCAGAAACTATGGTTGCAAACACCGGTTTTATTGCAGTTTGGGAAGAAGATGCAAATTATGAGTATATGTCATCGGCTAATACTCTTGATCTCGTTTCTACTGATGGTGGCGATACAGATGTTACAGTAAAATTGATCGGATTAGATAATGACTATAATGTAATTGAAGAAGTTGTAGCACTCGATGGTGCAAATACGGTCACCACAACATCTGATTTTCTTCGTGTAAACGATTTAGTTACAATAGGTGGAAATGCTGTTGGTGATGTAACAGTTACAGGTGATGGTACCATTACAGTTGCAAAAATGCTAGCAGGTTCAGGAAGAAATCAAGCGGCAATTTATACAGTACCTGCCGGATACAACTTCTATCTTACAAGAATTAATGCTTTTGGCGTGGCTACAACTGGTGGTAACCCCGGAGCAAAAGTAACAGCATTTAGAAACTTTGTGCAATTGGCAAATGGAGTACAACTTAGAGTTGCTGAAGTAGATTATAATGGTGAGATGGAAATTATGCGAGTTACGCCATTTAAGTATTCAGAAAAAACAGATATACAACTTCAAGCAAAAACTTATACAGATCATGCAACATCGATTTTTGCCGAAGGCATTTTAATAAAGGAATAAAAGAATGATAGTCAAACCATTAACAGCAGAAGTAGAATTAGATACAACTCCAACAACATTATCTGATGCTGCTATCGTTAGGCTTTATAATATTGATGCCGGAGATGTTGTAATTACAAATACCACAACTAGTGCCAGCTTTACTATGCCGACAGGTTCAATTACTTTTTGTCAAAAACTTCCGGCAGACACTTTGACAGCAAGCGCTAATGTAAAAGCCACTTCAGTTGCGTTTACTATATCGTAAGGAAAAACCATGAAGCTAATCACAGAAATACATGAGTCATTAAAAGTACTCACAGAAGAGAAAGATGGTAAGAAGAATCTTTTTATTGAAGGTGTTTTCTTACAATCAAATATTCCAAATAGAAACGGCCGTCGATATAGCTCAGAGATTATGGAGCGCGAAGTTAATAGATACATGCAAGAAACAGTATCTAAAGGCCGGGCATATGGTGAACTCGGCCATCCAGATGGTCCGGGCATCAACCTTGATCGAGTATCACACATCATTACTGAATTACGACGAGATGGTGATAACTGGGTCGGTAAAGCAAAAATTTCTTCTACTCCTATGGGACAAATAGCTGCAGGTCTTATTGAAGACGGTGCACAATTAGGAGTATCTTCTCGCGGTATGGGCTCTTTGAAAGAAGGAAAAGACGGAATCATGGAAGTACAAGATGATTTTTATCTTGCTACTGCTGCTGATATCGTTGCAGATCCATCTGCACCGGATGCATACGTTAATGGTATCATGGAAGGAGTTGAGTGGGTATGGGATCATGGTAAGGTGGTTTCAAAATCTGTAGAAGAAATGAAGGAAGAGGTTGAAAAGGCATCTCGTCAGAGAATCCTTAATGAGCAGAAAAAGCTTCAATTGTTTGAACGTTTTATC